GGTTTTATTGTAAGCAGCTTTTAACTTGGCTGAGGATTTCTCTACAACTTGAATCGTTTTTTGTGACCCGCTGGTCACTCTTTGGATTTGATCCTTCCAATGAGCAAGGTCTGCCGCCGCCTCTGACAGTCCCGGCAATGCTGCGGACGTTATTGAAGCAGCAACTCCTTCGAATTTTCGCAACACCGCTGCGGTTACAGCTTTTGTCACAGATCCTAGTTTTCCGGCTTCCTTACTTATTCCACTGTAAACATCACTCGTGAAATTTTTAACTAACTTTGCAGTCTTACTCACAACTTTTGTGGCGCCTGCTTCCACCTCTTTGAGACCATGGCTGAGGTCGCCGGCCAGGTGATGTGCACCGGTACCAACACTTTCCACAGCAGCTACAACCTGCTTAACTCCGGTCGAAAATTTATTTATTTTCTTTTTTACAGCCGTCTCGGTTTTGACAATAACAGTTTGGACCGCGGATTTTTTACCGGTAACTGGATCTTGTGATACCATTACCCCTGTCGCGGCTGTGGCTGGTATTTGAGCGCCTTCATTGGTTATTACAATTACTTTTGTTCCCATGGGTAATCCAACGCTGTCAACTTCGGTATCATTTGCTAAATTTTCATATTCTAAGGTATACAATGTTAATGCAATTGGATTGCCAAGTCCCGTAGCACAACCGCCTTCACCAGGAGCAGGTGTTCTGTAGTATGGTGTGTTAATGTTACCTATTCCACCTGCGGCTGCAAGACATGTTGTAGATCTAGGCTGACAAAAATTTCTTCCGAAATGATTACTGTTTGTCATATCAACTCTCCATGGTATGACTTCGTGTACAACAGGTATACCACAAATACCTCTGTTGCAGGCTACTCTCTGAGCAATGTAGCGTGCATTGACGGGATTTCTTCCAACACGAGATGGACATCCACTCATTTTTAAACCAAGTTGATTGGTGTTTACAGCACCAGTTCTAACCTTCATTCTTCCAGTATATCTGACCATTATAATATATCTAAATATAAAAATAATATACACAGGAAATTTATCTAAATAATATGAATTATAATGAATAAATATTATTTAACAATACCACAATGTTTTAAAAGTTTTATTACTACCATTATTAGAACATTTACATGAAAACCTGTTAACCCCAGTAATACGACCAACACCACCACTAACCCATGCTGTGCGCAATTGTCTTTTGACAACATTATTACCATTTTTAATTATATAAGGTCCTTTACAAGCACATGCCAATGCTTCTTTACTTGCAGTATCGCCATTAACACCATAGCGACATCTGTATTGGTTTTTACCGCATCCTACAACTTGAATATTACATTTTACACGTTGAGCAATATAACGACTAATAGATCCTTTACGACCTACTTTAGATGGACATCCACTCATTTTTAAACCGGGTTGGTTTGTGTTTACCGAACCTGTTCGTTGTTTTGCTCTACCATAATAACATACCATTTATATTATATAATTATATTTTTTTTTACCATGCGCTCCAACTTCCCCCACCACCTAAAGCAGCATTAGCTGCCATAGGTTCTTGTGATCCGAAGCTGTTAGCATCAATTAATTGATTTGATGTTCCTGTTTGATCTTGATACATATTTTGACTTGTAGGACCTGTATCTTGCACAGGTTGTTGTACTTGAGGAGGTCTTTGCACAGGTTGTGCAGAAGGTATCATGCTAGATTGATTCTGAGTTCCTAAATAATCCGCTCTACTTGGCTGATGCATTTGCGCACGACCTGAAATAGGCTGACTAACTGAAACTTTTGATTTCCCCTTTTTTTTCTTATGTTCGTGAGATTCGCTTGATTTCCCTTCCCACATATCATTAAGACGATTAAAAATAACTGACATTTTATTAGCAATTTGATGATTTAAAGCAAAATACCCCATTAATAAACCCAATGCTAAAGTAGTGTAATTAATTCTATTCATAGAAGCTCCGCTATAGGTGGGAATAGCAATAATTATTTTATGCACGCAAAATAACAATAATAGGGTCATTACTGCTTGTCCTAGAACTTCTGCTAAAAGTTCTATAGAACCTTTTGTATGAGGGTTAGATTCTGCAAATAATTTTTTCATCATGGAATCTACCACCGCAACGGGGATAATTGCTAAAACAATGTACTGTACCCCATTCATAAGACTTGCTTTTGAATCAGCATCTATTGAAAAAACTCTAGATACAAATCCTTTACTATCATTCGCATTTGATGTTGAATCGCTTTCCATATATGAATTATGAAAAGAAATTAAAAATTAATAGTTATTGAATAATATAATGATACATAGATTTGGTCCTAAACTTAAATCTTTATACACTCATCCAGATTTACAATACCATAACCTAATAAGGAATGTCATAGGAAATGGCGAATTAAAAAAAACAAGAAATGGCGCAACAGTTAGTTTATTTGGTCAACAAATGATTTTTGGATTACAAAATAATTATATTCCTCTTCTAACAACAAAAAAAATGGCTTGGAAAACATGCATAAGGGAATTACTATGGTTTATTAGTGGAGATACTGATAATCAAACATTAACAGATCAAAATGTTAAAATTTGGAATGGGAATGCAAGCGAAGAATTTAAAAAATCTCGAGGATTAAATTATAAAAATAAAGGAGATTTGGGTCCTATATATGGACACCAATGGCGTCATTTCAACGCCCAATATAAAGATTGTAAAAGTGATTATACAAATCAAGGTATAGATCAATTACAAAACATAATTAATTCTTTAAATGATTCAGAAGAAAAATTTTCAAGGCGTCTTTTAATGTCAGCTTGGAATCCGTGTCAGTTACAAGAGATGGCTTTACCACCGTGTCATGTATTAACACAATTTCACGTAAATAAAAAAAATGAATTATCCTGCATGCTATATCAAAGAAGCGGTGATGTAGGTTTAGGGATCCCATTTAATATGGCATCATACGGAATATTAACTTGTTTATTAGCCGAACATACAGGGTTATTGCCTGGCAAATTAATACACAATATTGGCGATGCACATATTTACGAAAATCATATACCTGAATTAAAAGATCAGATCAAAAGAACTCCATATCCCTCTCCATTGTTAACAATAGAGAAAAAAGATATTATAGACGATTATAATTTAATAGATTTTAGAGTTAATAATTATAAATATCATCCGCCAATTTATATGCCCATGATAGCTTGAATGAACAATTGCGTAAAGTATTTAGAAATATGTTATTAATTTAATTTATAATGTCAAGTGCCGTAGCAATGAATAGAAGAGTCGCGAGACAAACGAATAATACAGTTCAAGAATTTGAACGTCAAACAGATCAAAATCGACAACAAAGACCGAGACAGGCAAAGGGTACTCCTGCGCAACAGTGTTGGACAGTTTTGAATTTCCATGAGACGAGATTGAAAAATATTGAAGACCAAGTACATCGTCTGACCGCTACCATTAAAAATTTGGATGGTACAGAAAATGCAAGTTCTGAAGTTAGACTTCTTCTTCAAAGAATGGATAGATTGGAGAAAGAAAATGCAATCTTTAGACAAGCATTGCAAAGTAATACTAAATCGGGTAAAAAATCAATGTCTTTAGAAGTATCAGAAAATTAAATTGATCCTAATATTTACTTAATGATTTAAGTTAATATTTCCATAAACATGAAACTAGTTATAACTGAAAAAGCCAAAGTCCATCAATTGGTAGCAATATTTAGACATCTTAATGGTATCGTTACTGATGTAAATATTAATCTACAAACAGATATTTTATATATACAAGGCATGGATTCTAGTCACGCCTGCTTAATTGAAATTAATATTGAAAAGGATTGGTTTGACAGTTTTGAGATAGAAGAAGGTGTATTGGGTGTAAATTGTGCGATGTTATTTAAAATTATAGACTGTTGGAAGGAAGGGCAAACAATTACAATATACTCTAAAAATTATGATAAATTATCAGTAGATTTTGAAGGTGAAAATACTTTAACAAAAAGATTTCAAATACCTTTAATGGATATTGATACAGATATAATGGATCTTCCGGAAACAGAATATCAGGCGGATCTATGTTTGAAATCATCAGAACTAAAAGAAATAATCAGCGAGTTGTCAATATTTAATGATACGTTACAATTAAACTGTAATGAGGAAAAGGTAGTTCTTAAAGCCCACGGAGATTCGGGTACAGCTACTGTTGAAATTAAACAAGATGATATAGATGAATATGCTGTAGAGGAGGACACAGAACTATCAGTATCTTATGGAATTAAATATATAAACGCGGTTTGTGCTTTTCATAAACTTAGCAAATATTTATACCTCCATTCGAGTGAAAATATACCATTGAAATTGCAATATTCTTTGGATGAGGAAGATGGTGAGAGTAAAAATTTTGTAAGATTCTTCATCGCTCCTAAGATTGATGATTGATATAATACGGAAAAAAACCAATAATCCTTTCTAAAAGAGTAGTAATATGAAATATCTTATTACCATTTTTATATTTTGCATAGTTTTATTTTTATATTTACACATTCAATATCATTTAAAAACTAGTAGTGATTTAGAAATATATACTATAGAACAACCTTCGAAAGATAAATTAGAAGAAATATGCGATTTACGACAGCCAGTATTAATTGACTTTGATATTGATAATATAATGGAAAATTGTAATCTCTCCATTTTAGATGATAATTATGGGGCTTTTGATATTAAATTAAGAGATGTAAAAGAGACTGATAAAAATAGCGAGATGCATCTCCCATTTCTTTTTAAGGAAGCTATAAATCTATTTCAAAAGGATGAAAACCAAAAATTTATAACAGAAAATAATGATGATTTTTTAGAAGAAACCGGTGTTAAAAAACATTATAAATATAATGATTCTTTTTTAAGACCGCATTTGGTATCAAAATGCATATATGATTTTTGGTCAGGATCTACGGGAGCATGTACGCCACTAAGATATCATTTAAATTATAGAAACTATTTATATCTTACAAGTGGTAAAGCAAGAATAAAATTAATACCACCACATTATACAAAATATCTTGAAATTTATAAAGATCATGAAAACAGTGAATACAGATCCCCAATGAATCCTTGGAATATTCATTTAGATCATAAAGCTGAATTTAGCAAGGTTAAAGTTTTAGACATTGAGTTATTACCAGGAACCTTATTATATATTCCAGCTTATTGGAATTATACCATTTGTTATGATGAGATGTCAAGTATATCTGTTTTTCAATATAGAACTTATATGAATACTATAGCTGTATTACCAGATTTAATTATGGGGGTTCTCCAAAAACAAAACATTCATAAAAAAAATGTTAAAAAGGCGCAATCCTCAACTAAAAAAGATAAGAATGATAAAATTGATTAATTTAATATGATTGTTTATAAATTAAACAACCATGTATAAGATTAATGTCAGTGATCGTGAATACCGCGATTATGTCGTAGTTGATAGTAAAACTCTTAAAAAAACTGATATAACGATTAATGCACCATTACATAAATTATTTACTCAAGATATTTTCACTATAAATAGAGATGATAGCGTGACTATAGAACATTCTTCTGTTAGATCAATGTCTACAATACCTGCAGTTTTGGTTTTGGAAGGCAATAAAATGTTCGGCAAATACAAAAATAGATTCCTATATAAATGTCTTCCGGATGATAGACGATTGCCTATATTCTTGGTTCCTTATAAAATTAAAAATAATTTCAATAAAAAACTTACAAATAAATATATAACTTTTGAATTTCGAGAGTGGAAAAATAAACATCCGTTAGGTGTTATTACGCAAACTCTAGGCGATATATCGGATCTACCAAGCTTTTACGAGTATCAACTATATTGCAAGAGTCTCTATGCATCTATACAAAATTTTAATAAGCAAACCATGCGGCGTTTAAAAACAAAATCAGAAGCGGAGTTCGTAGATCAAATCATTCGTACATATACTCTACAGGATCGTCGTATAACTCACGACATTATATCTATAGATCCTGTCGGTAGCAAAGATTTTGATGACGCATTTAGTATAGAAGAGGGAGACGGGAACTATATTTTGAGTATATATATATCCAATGTGTCAATATGGATGGATACATTAGATTTATGGGAATCATTTTCCAATAGAATCTCTACCATTTATTTGCCTGATAGAAAACGCCCCATGTTGCCAACTATTTTGTCGGATGCTCTTTGTAGTTTACAAGAAAATAGATCAAGATTTGCATTTACATTGGATATTATTATTGATTCTAATACCTATGAAATAGTAGAATCAAACTTCTTAAATACTGTCATAAAAGTTCGAAAAAATTTGAGATATGATTCCCCCGAACAAGAAAATGATAAAACTTACCTTAAAGCACTAAGCATTATAAAAATACTTAATCGTAAATTTAAATACTCTGATTCTATAACTACAAGTCATGAATTCATTGCATATATTATGATTTTAATGAATTATATATCCGCAAAAGAGTTGAAAAAACGCAAAATTGGTATTTATAGATCCGCAAAGTATAACACTACTTTTAACCCACCAGAAAATATATCACCACAAGTACAAAAATTCCTTAAAATGTGGAACAGTACCGGAGGTTCTTATGTTAAATATGAAAATATAAGCGGTCATGAAATATTAGATCTAGATGCATATGTACATATAACATCCCCCATTAGGCGACTAGTTGATTTATTGAATATAATTAAATTTCAAGAAGCTCTAGGTATATTTACTAATCAAAAATCACGAGAATTCTATATTAGATGGACAAATGATAAAGCCTTCGAGTATATAAACACAACAATGAGATCCATTCGCAAAGTACAAAATGATTGCTCTTTATTGAATCTTTGTTCTTCGGACGAGAATATTATGAACAGGGAACATAACGCTTTTATATTTGATAAGATAGTAAGAAACGATTCATTGTTTCAATATATGGTTTATATTCACGATATAGGTCTAGTTAACCGGGTAACCAGTAGACACGATATTCCAACATATAGTAAAAAGAAATGTAAGTTGTATTTATTCACAGATGAAATACGACTTAAAACAAAAATTAGAATATCGCTAAATTTATAAATCAATTGGAATAGTATTTAACATATATATATTATATACGTAAAATTAAATAGTTTTTTTTGTTGCTATAGTGTAAATGGAGGCAAAACCGTTATTAGATTCTAATGAACAAGAAGATTTGACAATCCCTTCATGGGATAACCTATGTGCCCATTATGAAAGCAGATGGGCAAAAGAGAAAGAAAAGTTTCAAACACAATTAAAACACCATTTTAAAGCACTTGTGGAGAGATTTGCTTGTGGAAAACAGGAGATATACTCATTATGTGTTGCTGATAGACTCGAAAAGAAGTATATTAGAGCTTTTTTGGAGATATTTGAATCGGGATATGCTCCACACGTTGGAGATGTAGAGAGAATCGCAAATAAAAAGGTGCGAAAACTTCATATTACAATGCCAAATAATTACGCAGACTGACTACACCAATTTACATTAGTTTATTTTGAAAAAGATTCCGTAATAACAATAAAATGGAAAAAAGAATATGCGTGTTGTATAATTTTTTAAAACAATTTAGTAATACATATGACTAAATTGTTGTACTGTATTCGTCATGGAACGGCATTGCATAATGTAAACTTTTGGAAAATAGGAAGGAAAGCATACACAGACTTTAAAGATACACCTTTAATTGATAAAGGTAGGGTGGAAGCAGTTAAATTAGGAATAGAATGGAAAAAGTTATTCAGCGTTGAATTAGTTTTAGTTTCGCCGTTATCAAGGACCTTGGACACCGCTAAATATATATTTCAAGATTATCAGAATGTCCCTATGATTGCATTAGATGAATTAATGGAACACCCACAAGCGGAGGAACTATGCAATCAAAGATTCGATAAAACCGAATTGGTTAATAGGTATCCAAATATTGATTTTTCCCATATTTCAGATAATCCAAAGATATATTGGAGTGATAAATTAGTTCATGAAAAGGAACTTGTAAATCTAGACAATAGAATTAATATATTCAAAGAATTTGTTAGAAAAAGACCTGAAAAGACAATCGCAATTGTTTCTCATAGCTCATTATTGGGTCATATGATGCATAATAAAATAGGGGATGAACATAATGAATTAAAACATTGTTTTCCATATGAATATTCATTAATATAGGTCAAAATTTGATCTTAAAAAAATACAGTAGTAGTCAAACACACACTTGACATCGCAATGTACCACAAGAACTTATAAACTATATTTATAAAATACATATTCAATATTTTTATTATAATTTAATTATATATAGTATGTCGAATGATGTCTTCATGGTCAAATTTGCAGCCTTTCGAGATCAATTAACTACAGATAATCCATCTTTTCCAACACTTGAAGCACTATGGTTCTCAACTTTTAAACAAAGTTTGCCCGATAATCTAAAACAGAACGAATGGCAAGGCAACGTTAGTGCAGGAAGTTCAAATATGGTGAAAACTGCTACCATTCTAGGATCAGACAAAAAAATAGCTGTTAGGATCTCTAAGAAAAACAAGAAAAGATACAACAACTTACACTCTAATACAAAAAGCGCCATTATAAACTGGTGGAGCAGGTTGGATGACGCCACGAAACAGAATATTCGAATGTACCTACGCGACGAGGTAAAAAACTTGAAGGGGTCCATGGCCCACGAGGATCTAATCAAGATCATTAGCAAGTTGAACACCGCCGGCGCTGGCTTCAGCACTCAGATCTATACACCACACCAAAAGATCGATGCGATGCTTAAAATTTCATTTTTGTATGATATCGTAACAGAATTACAATCCTTTTATAATTGGACTAAAATGGGAAATGCCACATTCGGTTTAGATATATATGCATATAGATTTATTGAATGGGGGGATCATCAAAGATTATGTATAATAATGCAAGGAGGGGACTTTGATCTATCAACGTTATACGGTATACCCGCCAAAAGTCGGTCTGGATTCGCTATGCAGAACCTGAAATTCAAACCCAATGATGATGCTTTGAGAGAACTCAAAGAAATTTTTTCGGAAACCAAACAGCGAACCATGCATTTCCCGGACGAAGTAATGTGGAAAAAAGAAAACATTAAATACAACACTACAGGTGATCCACAAGATTTAAAACCAATAACAGAATTGGTGGGGTCGGAGGACATATTTAGTCAGGATAAACTTATTGGATTCGATTATTTGACATCATTTGATGTTCTTGTAGCGTATAAAATCTTTAAGGCTTTTGACAGTCAAATTCATGATTTAGAGTTATTATGCACAGATATTAAACCTGGGAATATAGTTGGGGAATTTATATACGACTACGACAACGACGGCAAATATGTGGCGAATGTGAACATTTTTGTTATTGACCTGGATAGCGACTGGTGCTATGATATATATTGGAGTAAAAATGCTACTAGGATCACTAAAAGTATTGTCAAACCAAACCACCAATTAATAACTAAAATATTTTTAACGAATCAGTTTTTTTGTTGGCCCAGGATAAATAAGAACATTTTCTGTCAATATTGGGTAAATAGATCACACGATGACGACAACAATCTGCTTATGCCCGACGCAATGAGTGGAATATTATGCGGAGATACATCAATCGCAAGTGATTGGCTCAGGATGATAAGGCACTATCAAAAAAAAACCCAAAAGAACGTACAGAAAATGAAAGATGACAAAACTGCATGTACCGCTCTGGTAAGAGTGTTGTCCAGAAACATATATTTTTTAAATAAACTCGATGAGCAAACTTCTCGAGTAGCAGCAACACCATCGCCTGGACAACAGCAGGCACCCATTGGTAGGCGCAGTCCTTCAGATAATAAAAATCATGAAGCAGATAATATTATCGGTGAAATTTTGAGGTGGGGTATGAAAATGTGCGGTTTCAGAGGAGGAATGAGGAAAAGAAAAAGAGCAAAAAAGAAAAGTAGGAGAAAAAAAAAGAACAAGAAGGGTAAGAGAAGCAGAAAAGGTAAAAGGAGATAAAACTACTGGCAAAATAATTGAAGCAGAGTGGTAAGTATATTTAAACAAACTTACATTCATGAAAAGAAATTATTTATAAAATGCTGATATTAGTATTAATACTATCGGGAGGCGAATATGTTGCTTTTTTAATCCCTTGGGTAGATTGAACATTACTAATATTAACATTATACAGTGCAATATTGGATGATCCTGTATATAATATCCCATATGCATTACTTCCTGTTTTTAATTGTGGTAATGGTTTGATTGGCGTAAATGTACTATTGCCCACATCCGTACCTTTATTATCAATGTTATAAATATTAATAGTTTTTCCAGTTATTTTTTGCCCTGCAGAAATAAATAAACCTATATTTCCTTTCATATGATGTCCCATACTATCGCCACCACCGACATAATAATAAGATTCTGGATTGGAATTAATTATAGTTTTTATATCCGAATTATTCTCGCTCCAAGAGACAATATCATTTTGTATATTTAATGTTTTTGTTTTTGGCGGATCAAATAATCCACTTTTTTTGATAATTAATTGAGCATCCGATAAACCCGTTCCTATATATTTACCCATATCTTTATTTTGGATATTTGTTATTTCCAAAATATCACCCAGAGGCCCCGCTTGCGATTTTCCACCATATGCCAAACCAGTGGAAGGATTTGTATTAACCCCAATAATCTCAATAGGATGAGAGCAAACATTGCTAATATTAATGTTATCTAAATGAATATTTTTATTTCCTATCATTTCATTAGTTCTTTCCTTAAAGAAATCATTTATAACAACACCGCGTACATTCAAAACGATACCATATACATTGGCATCGTATCCTAAATTTTTATTCTTAAAATAATTGAACCTACCATCTTCAAAATTATCTGGAATATTATTGAGCGATGTAGGGTTAGTTGAAAAAAACTGATTAAATGTATAATCCAAATCGTTTTTTAATGTAGCGTAAATATCACCTACTTTTTTATCATTTAATGTTAATGTAGGTTGGGAAACTGCTATTGATTTTAAAAATGTTCTTATAAATCTAGCTTGTGAATAAGTTGAGAGTATAGGAACTTTTTTTTTCGTTTTAAGCGCATATATATCACTTAAAACGCCAAGAGTTGTACCATTAAGTGCAATAGCAGCAACTTCGTAATTTTTGAAATGGATATTATAAATAACAACATTATTTGCTACATTGGCGTGAATTCCATGATGCGAAGATCTTCCCAAATAACTTGGATTATTCGAATCGCTATTATAAATTAAAACATTACTAGCAGCTTTGTACGGTGTACCACCTTGGAAATTAGATGGACCTTGTTTGGTTACAAAAGGTGAATTTGCCAATTCAATATTGGCATAAAATCTTTGCTGAAAACTATGTTTTTCTGATTGTGATAATGAAAAACCATTCATGTCTATAATAACATTATCGATTTCAACTGTGATTGCTGCAAAAAAACCTAAATGATATGGACCCATCATATTGGTTGGATAAAGTCCTGTAGAAATTTGATTAGCATTAGGTAAAAAATCATCTTCGCCCTCATTGGGATTAAATATTATGCTTTCAGTTAGAACATAAATACCCGGATTTCTGATTCTAACGGTACCATTATTAAAATCACTTTGTTTGAGTAAAATGATACTCCTTGGTGTATTATTATTATAACTAAAATTCTCGATTTTTTCCACATAAGAATAGTTTTCAAAACTCATCAATAGTTGTTGTTGTTCATCATTGACACTATTCATCAAAGTTCGTCGAAATTTTGGTAATTTATAAAATGATGACTCGGGTCGCGGTGCGGCTAATGAAGATACCGATTTATAATATTGACTCCCTCTAGGCATTCCTCTAGACCAACATCCTTTAACTCTACAGTTTTTATTGTTCATATATATATCTAATTTTATAAATATAAGGATTGATTTGTAATACAAGATTTTAGGGTTAAAATGGGTATATTTCTTAATTTATCTACTAAAGATAAATTTTCACTAATAGTTGCAGCCTTTTCTAATTCTTGAATAATATTATTGATTTTTAATATCGCTTTTACAAAATCACCCAGACTTATATCATATGTTTTTGCTTGATTTATAATAGACATGCAACTAGCATTATCATTTGCATCGCACCATTTATATGCGAGTTCAACCATATTATAATGCATATCATAATTATCAACGATTCCAAGTTTTTGTTCTATCAAAATATCAAAGTATTTATTATATGTTTTTTTGACAGCAGTAATCGCACCCCTTACTTTTTCATTGATATTTATAGAAGCGATTGCGTGTACCGTCATCTCGTCTGATAAATGCATGTTAGTAAAACAACTCAATACCGCAACAATTCCCTTTGTATCCAAATTATTAAATACACCATTTTCAATAATTTCTGCAAATGGTAAAGGTGCCAATTCTTGTAATGTCACAGCAATCTTCCCTTTTTCTGTTAGAGATAATATATCATCTATTTTACAAACAAAGCGAGTATCAATTAACATTTTGATTTGAATATTAATTTCATCATCAATGAATGATTCTACATTATGAAGTTGTTTTTCGAAATTAACTAGATCATTTTTAATTTGAACAGTTTCAAGGTACTTTTTATAATCTTCTTTTACAAATTTATTACTATCCTCTAAATGTGAGATTTCTCTTAATTGTTTTTTCTTTTTTTTACCAGAAAGCATTTCCAGGTGTTGATTAAGAGTATATAATTGTTTCAAAATATTAACATCGGTTCTGTAGAATGGGTGTTTTTCTTGTTTTATATTAAGATTTGCAATTTTGTTTATAATTTCCTTCTTCTGATTTTCAATATCTTCATTCATCATACTTTTACAAATAAAGGACTTAAAATTCATATTCCCAACCGAAATAAGTCTTAATAGTAGATTTGAATGAATGACAAATCGCGATTCCATACTCTGAGGATCTCCTGTTAACATATGACACATTTCAGAGGATGATAGCGGGTCTCTATTGCAGAGGTTTAATAGTATTAGTACTAATCCTTTATCATCAATTCCGCGTCTGCCAGCTCTGCCGGCCATTTGAATATATTCCCAGGGTAGTATGGTTCTAAAATTTTTACCATCAAATTTTTGCACGCTTGTAAATACACTAGCTTTAGCAGGCATATTGATTCCCATTGCAAAAGTTTCTGTAGCTAGAAGGACTTTAATATATTTTTTCCCAAATAACATTTCAATCATTTCTCTGAACTCTTT